GTCTTCTTTGAGTTTGCCAATCTTATCTAGGCGAAATGATTCTTCTATAGACTGTGTACACTTGGGACATGTAGTATTGTTAGTCCAGAACCCTAGTTCACCACTAGCATCCTGTCTTTTGAAATTTACCTTGTCTCTAAATCTTTCTAATTTCTTTACAGTATCACCTGATCCAATATACTCTGCCATTGCTTTTTCTTTTTCACTGACACCAGTGATAAGTTCCTCAACACGTTCTTGATAGTCGGTAAATTTTTCCTCACAATCAGCAATCTTCTGTCTCTTCTTGTTGATGTCATTCTCACCCTCCTCCTCTATTTGTTTGATGAATCGTTTCTGCATTACTATTTTATCTGCGATAGATTCTTTCTTCAACTCCAACACCTTGATGCGATCACGACACACCTTCAGTTTGTCTTTGAGTATGTCTGACATACTAGAGAACACTTTGATGTCTAGTAGGTCTTCTATGACCTCTCTACGATGTGGAGCACTAAGTTGCATAAACGGAACGAAGGAAGCACTGCCAAGTATAACAATTTGAGTGAAAGATTTGTAGTTTAGTTTGAGTACTTGTCCTTCCAAATACTTTTGTTGATCGTTTGCGGAGGAGTCTTCATTGAGTTTTTGTCCGTTCTTGTATATTTCAAATACATTAGGTTTGATACCACGTACAACCTGATAGTCTACATTGGATATGGAAAATTCTATTTCGACTTTAGCATCTCTCTCATTCACACTGTTTATAAGTTGACTCTTTGTTATTCTTCTGAACGGTTTACCGAACAAAGAGAAAGTCAAAGCATCAAGCAGGGTGCTCTTACCCGAACCATTGTTACCTACAATCAATGTATCTTTATGTTCATTGAGAGGTATAGTAGTAAAATAATTTCCTGATGATAGAAAATTTTTGTATTTGATCTGCTTAAATTCTATCATTTTTTGGTGGTGGAATAACTAAATCATCTTTACTAATAATAGTATATCTTGTTCCAGTTCTTTCGCAAGCACTAATTGCTACATTATCCTTTATCGTAATCACTGTCATTTCAGGATCTCCTTGTGCTTCAAGTTGTTCTTTGTACCTATCAGCATCATCTTTCTCTTCAAACATAAAGACTACCTTCTCACCATACTCATTTACTACAGCATAAGCACCCTCTTGACTCATACCTTTGACAGTTATAATATGCACTCCAGTGCCTCCGTATATACCTCGCTTATGACCTTCTTTATTCTAACTCTATCTAAATCAGTTTCAAGATCATCGACATACTTTGTAAGAAGAGTCATAGTGTCTTCTGTTTGTTCTACAATCTCTCCATCATACACTAAATGATCTGTTCTTTCAACCACCTTCACATCAACTGGTCTTGCTTTGTCTAATGATTGCATAAACCTATTGTATTCTTTCTCGTTAGACTTTTGTCTTACCACAACCTTGACAATTTTATCAGTATATTCTGTAAAATTTGTTAGTTGTCTAGGGGTGTCATTATAGTTGATTACCTTGTATAATTGGAATGGATTGTTGACTGATTTGAGTTTCAGTGTTTCAGTATCATAGATATGAAATCCTCTCTTGTCATTTACATCATTCCAAAACATTTCGTACGGATTACCTAGGTAGTAAATCGTACCATTATTACTACGAGTGTGAAAATGCCCACTAAAAACTTGTTTGAATTTGTTGTATACCTCAAAATCAGCACCATGCTCCATGAGATGTCCTTGAGTAGCGGTGAATCCGTTGAGTTCCAAGTGACCCATCGCAACTTTGCACTTACTCTCCTTTATCTTTTTATATGTCTCAACCTCGTTTTCGATGTTAATCCAAGGTATGAAAAGTATATCTAAGTTTCCTACCTTCAGTTCTTGACACTCAGTAACCACGGTAATATTAGAGTACTCTCGTAGTAGTAAGTCGATAGTATTGAGTTCGTTAGTGTTTTTGTAGTAAGCAGTATGATTTCCGACAATACTAACCATGTCAATTCCACGTACACGGATAGGATCGAAATAATGTTTCTTCGCCCAATCCAATGAATATGAATCAATACCTTTACGATTGTCAAAAGTGTCACCAAGATCGAGAATGGTTGTAATACCTTCTCTTTCAAGTGTTGGAAAGAAAGTTTCCTCATAGAACTTTAGGAAGTAGTCGTGATATAACTTTGATCCTTTCTTGAATCCAAAGTGTTGGTCTGTGATAATAGCAACTTTCATTCGTTTACATCATACTCAATTTCGATAACTTTTGCTGATCTCCCCATGGAGTTTACTCTAGTCATTCTTTTCATAGTTCCACGTAGTTGTGTGGTGATGCCTTCAAGTTCAGATAGTAGTTCTGCTTCAAGGTCATCGGCAATGTCTCGGTGTCTGTCAACTCTCATAGATTCCGTACTGTGTGAGATCGTATTTTACATTTGGTATACCTTCTTCTCTGTGTCGGGTAGGTTGTCCTATCTTTTGTAGGATATCACCAGGTATTTTCTTCTTGGTGATGTCGTAGGGTATCGGTGCATTAGTTAGGCAGACACGAACACACTCCCACTCCTCCTCTGTGAGATCGTAGGTCATCTGTTATTATTCCTATACTGTATGGCATCCTTGATCTGATTGTATTCAGATGTCTTACCACTTTCGTCTGCGACGAAAACTTCGTCAAACCCAGATCTCTCTATAATTTTTTGTCTTATCTCTAGTTGTTTCTTTTCTTTCTGTATTCTACGTAGAAAGGCATAGTGTATAATCTGAGTAAAGTATGCAAAGGGATTAGTAGACTTCTCAGGATTGAAGTTGTTGATGTATTGTACACAGTTTTCTATACCATCACATACCATATCATCTTTGAACATATAGTTTACAAAGTTTGGTTTGTAGGATAGGTGTGTAGCGATCTTTAGAAAACACTCACCAATGTAACGAGGTATGACAGGTTTAGGTAACCCTGCTTCTTCTGCATCTTTGATATCCTGTTTGTATGCAACGATAGCATACAGAAATTCCTTGTTATTTACGTAATGTTCAGATCGTTTACGTGCCATTATATGTTCATTTGTATATGAATATTATAGCATTACTTGACAAGGTTGGCAAATACCGTTACACTAACAGTGTCGCTGTTCAAACGGGGAGCTATAAGTCTTTTTTAGGTTCTTTAGAAGCATCCTTTGCTTTATATAATTTTTCCATAATTTTCCTTGCACTGTCTACGTTGTTTATATATCCCATGCTTCTATCAAGGTCAGGATGTGTACGCTTGAATCCACCTTCAATTATATTCTCATAGGTTTTGATTACTAGATCATCTTTGATCTCAGATAAAGTAATAATCTTGTCAAGATTCAATACGAATACATCTTCTTCAGTCATTTTTATCCAAGGTTCAAACTTGTATCCCAAAGGGATACTCGCACCTGCGGTGCGAACTTCTTGACATACAACAGGATTATCAATAATTATTTGTTCCTCTTCTGATGAGTAGTCTACAATGACTTTTGTTAGTATCTCTTCTCCACTAACAAGTTTTACCGTTGCGACAAACTCATCGTACGGTTCTTTGTTGTTATCAGATTTTGATCTGAATAATTTCATAACTGAACTTTTCCTCGTTGTAGTATTTGATGCGTTCAATCAAATGATTCAATGTATAGTTTTGTTTTGACCCTTTCTTACAATCATCTGCTATATCATAAAGAGTTGCATTCAACTTATCTTTACTTTTTCTAAGCACTCTACCTATGGATTGTAGAGTTCTGATCCTAGATTTACTAGGTGATGCAAAGATGACATTATGTAGATTTTTTATGTTGATTCCTGTCGAGAATGTGCCGAAAGATGCAATTATGATTGCGTCATTCTCTTCTTCAGTAATTTGTCTTACTGATTCTCTCTCCTCAACATCTACTCCACCGTGAACAAAGAAAATTTTTCGTTCATCTTTATTTATTAGATCATATAGTACCTCGCCATGGGTGGCAACCCTACTGTATAGTATCAATGTGTTGCCTTTCAAGTCCCACGCTAGGTTTCTAATAAATTTATTTCTTTTATCATGAGTAATAAGATACTGTACTTCATCCTCATATGTGTCGAATGTAGTAGGTTCATGTTTGAGTAATAGCACTTTGATGTTGAGTGATGCTAGATAACCTTTCTCCTGTAACTCTTTAGTATTGACGATTTTATAAGAGGGTCCGAATAAACCTTCAAGTACCCACTTATGAGTTTGTGTACCATCAAGCGTACCTGTGAAACCATACCTGTACTTTGTGTCATAGAGTTTAGTCATGATACTTACTAATGATTTAGACTTGAATTGGTGTGCCTCATCACCTATCACCACATCAAACCTCTGAAACCACGTCTTAGGTAGTTTGTATATTGATTGCCACGTTGAGATTATGACTGGTTTTTGACTAAGTAAATCTTTACCTGCATATATTTTGTGACAGTGTGTGTCTGCGTCCCAACCATACTCTATGAAGTCCTTATACATTTGTTCTACCAGTGATGTGGTAGGAACTATAATGAGTGTTGACCTCTGATGTTCTGTATGGTATCTTGTAATAGCGTATATCATAAGGGACTTACCTGACCCTGTAGGTGATATCAATAACCTTCTATTCTTTTGTAATGCATCAAACACACCCTCAATCTGATAATCACGAGGTTTGTATTTTGAGATTCCCGTTAGGTAATCCTTTACTCCCTCATGAGAGACAGATTCCGTCTCTTGGTACGGGAGGCCATAGAACTTGGAGTTCTCAAATTCGTAATCGTAATCGTATCTGCGACAAAATTGAACAATCTTATCAAGAAGACCAACGTAAATTTGATTCTTCTGTAGATTAAATAATCTTATCTTACCATCCCAATACTTTGATCTGTACTGGGGCATGAACTTAGCACCTGGTACGTCAAATGTAAATTCGTCTTGTAACTCGTGTCTTATATGTGGATCACAATCTATCTGTAAATATACTTCGTTCTTCTTTTTGATAACAAGATTAGCCATAACCTGAAGAGAACCTTCGCCACTCAATAGCATTCTTTATTTGGTAAGTTCTATTAGAGACTTGCCTGAGTATTTCTTCAAGATACTTGAGCATAGTGTCGTAGTATTCAATCTTCAGTTTGACCTTACTTAGTTTTTCATCTGAGTCAAGGTATAACTTGAGGTCGTCTTTATCTCTGACCTTGTAGGGAAAGGGTTCTTGAGCATATATATCTGCTGTTGCTTTCCCTGTGTAATACTTACGTCGATCTAATAAACTACTGGTATAGACTGCTTCATCACGCTTACGCATGAGCAGTATTGTATTATATAGGTTGTAATATCTGGCGTGTAACTGTGGTATCTTTAGACTCTCTGTATCTAATTCATCTTGATTCATCTTTGAATCTTTCTCCCACATCTCCTGTATAGTTTCGAGAGATAGGGGACTAGACTTTCTTTCCATTTACGTCAATCACATCAAAAATAGTATAGCGGAAGGATGCTGTAGCGGTGTAGTATGTTTGCTGTTCCTGTGTAGCATCAAAAGGAACTGCACTCAAGGATACTGGAAACACATCCTTGAATTTTATCTTTACTGTGGGATTGAAATCACTATTCAATATCATGAGAGTAGCATCAGATCTCTCATTGAATGCGTCACCAGATCTAGGTTGCTCTGGAAGCAATCTATCAGTGTCTTTCAGTTCATCAAACTGAGACAATGACTCTGGAAAACCAAGTGATGTAATCCACTGGTACAACTGAAGATAGTTTTCCATATCTTCATCTACCATAAAAGTTATATTAAGATCACCATACTGTAACTTATCACCTGGCAGTGGTAGATCTCTCAAGTAATTAGTTTGTACTGCTGTGCCGAGAGTGACCTCAGGTATGTTTGCAGTATTGCAATAGAAATCTACCTTTGGGCATCTGTTCAACAAAAATTTGAAACCAACAACTGATAGAAAGTTTCGATTAGAAACCTCCTGATAGGTGCTAGGATGAACAGATTTTCTTGTTGGCATTATCGACGTAGCGTTTGTAGATATTCTAAGACGTGCTCACGTATCCACATGAGTTCGTTATAACAACCCTGATTGTGTGCACAACCTCTCAGTTTAGAGTCAGGTGTGTGGACAGACTCAATAAAAATATCGAGACCACGATTCCATTTTACATCTTGTGACTCTTGTACATCAATCGATCCTTGGTCTTTCATGGTTTAGTGGTACTATCATATTTATGATAGCATAAAAAAAGGACTGCCGAAGCAGTCCTTGATACAGTGTAATAACTGAATTACATTAGGTTTGTAACCTTTACTCTTCTGTAGTATCTGTTGCTGTTAGCAGTGATTCTACCAAGACCTTGTGTTGTACCTTCAGCAAATGGGTTGGAAACCATACCATATCTGGTCTTGAATCCAATTTTTGGCTGGAAGGTGTCTTGTCCAACTGCTCTTACCATTTGTAGAGGAACATATGGGCAATAGAATAAACCAGCGTCATAAGGAGATGTACCTTTGTAACCCATAACGTAGTACTGGTTAGCGTCTAGGTTAGCAGCGAATGGATCGATGTATACCTTGTAGCGTCCGTTTAGTGTACCAGCAAATGTGTTACCAGTGTCATCAACCTGTAGGTTGCTGTTTAGTGCAGGTGTATAGTCTAACTGACCTGCTGCTGTAAGAGCAGAAGCAACGTCTGCGGAGCAAAGGATGATGTTACCCTTTCCACGACGAGTTCTTTGTGCGATTGCGTTTGCATCTCTCTCAAGTTGGAAGATCATACCTTTGAACTTCTCAACCATCCATCTTCCGTTTGAGTCAGTGTCTAAGTCAAACACACCGCCTGTTGCAGTGTTTGTTTGTGCACCAGCTTCAGCAGTCTTGTAGATAGTTCTAATGATCTCTCTATTGATCTCAGCAAGGATCTCAGTAGATAAGATATTAGCAAGTTCTGCTTCTGCATCTAGACCATGAATTG